GTCAATAGCAATAGCGTCTGATAGGTACTTGTCAGCAATAGCAAAGTATTCAGCAGTAGAAGTACCGCCTGTTTCACCACGCTCACGAGCCAACAAAGCTAACGCAAGGTGAATGACAGGTTTTGAAGGAACAAGGAGAACATCAGTGTTATTTACTAAATCTGCTTGTCGTCGTACCATTACAAATCTAAGGTTGTAAGCATCGTCTGGCATAGGATACAAACGAACTTGAGTGTCACCATTAGCGTCAACACCATCAAACGTATAGTACGAAGGACTACCAGTAAGACCACCTTTAGCGGCTATAACAAGTGATTCATTAACGTAGCTTTCGTTGTTAAACCACTCTTTTGTCTGGTACTCTACTTCATTAGCTGATGTTGTGTCATAAGCAGACATTACTTTAACGTCATCACCGCTTCCTGTTAGGGAGTAAAGGTTATCGTCTACACTGGTTACAAAGGCAGACTCTCGTGTACGCAGTGCAGACCAATCAGCAGCTTGCTCAACCATAGTCTTAGCGTCGTTAATGAAGTCACCAGCCATCTTAGAGTAAGTGCTTTCAGTAACACTGTTAACTTCTTCTTCACGCAATCGGCGCAACACATTATTCATTATGTTTAAATACGTCATTTAATCATCTTCCCAAATAAACTGCGACCAATTAACCCATCCAGTTCTCTAAAGTAATCTTTTTTAGGTGGTGCAACAAGTTGTTGTAACTGTACAGGTGTGTAGCCTATTGAAGTCATGAAAGGTTTAAACATACTAGCATCTTTACCAGCACGTCCACGTTCTCCTTGAGCGCCATCTTGACCGTCAGTACCGTCTCTGCCATCAGCACCGTCAACACCATCAACACCATCAACACCATCAACGCCGTCTATGCCGTCTATGCCGTCTATGCCGTCTATGCCGTCTATGCCGTCTATGCCGTCTTGACCATCAACACCGTCAATGCCGTCTTCTCCATCAACACCATCGACGCCATCTTGTCCATCAACGCCATCGACACCATCTACACCGTCTTGTCCGGGAGGTCCTACAATAGGATCTATGGGTGCTGGTTCAGGTTCTGGCTCAGGCTCTAAAGACTCTTCATCACCTCTACTATAATTTCCACCTACTTCGTACAGATCGTTACTTGGATCATAGTTTGGATCAGTAATGATTTCGCCAGTATTAACATGCCTAAATCTACCGTTGCCTATATACTCCCAAGGACGCTCAGGATCTATAGGTGCTTGTCTAGGCGGATCTCCTTTTACTGGACCTGCGTCATCTTCAGTAGTGTCAGAAGGTAAGTCATCTGCCCCGTCATCTATAGCGTCGGTAGTGTCGTCTTCTGTTATGTCTGTTTCTTCTTCTTCTTCAGGCTCTGTTAAATCTGGTGGGATGTTGATAACATACACTGTACCTGTAGTAGGATCAGTATACATACCATCTTCATAAGCACTAGGATCGAGATCAGGAAACTGTGTTTGAAAATCTTCTAAGTCAATCCCTACCTGTTCTGGTGGCTCAGGCTCTGGAGATGGTTCAAGCTCTTCAGTAGGTTCTTGATCACCCGGATCACCTGTAGGCTGTTGTGCTAACCATTCATCATAGCCGCCAGCCTCTGCTATTTCTTGAGCTACAGTTAAAATTTCTTCAGGCGTTCCGTCAGGATAATCTCCTGCAAGAGCATCAATAACTTCAGGAGGAACATCTTCTGGTAACCCTTGAGTTCCTGCCATAACAGCCATAAGCATGTCCCACACTTCGGGAACAGTCCTACCGTTAACTGTTAATTCAGTATCGCTTTCAGCAATATCTCCGGGAATAGTAGGTCCAATAACATCCTCGGGAGGAATCTCAATAGGATTTTGTTTAACAGGTTGTTTTGTAAACAGTGGAGTCTTAGCCATGTTTATTTCTTCCAGTTAGCCAGACCACGTAGGCCAAACGATGCCGCAACAGCGGCGCCTAGAAAACCTTTGTACCACTCAGGCATACTATCAAGAGCAGAAAACCCAGACATCACTACAGGAACCATAGACGGAAAGAACGCAAGAATACATGGGACTGAGAACAAGATAGTGAACCACTCGTCTTTCCATGAATTGTTTGCGTTATTGGCATGGATGTTTTCCCAGTTACTGTCTTGCTTAATTACTTCTAGCTTACGCTCATGTACAGCCTTCTTCTCTTCTGCTTTACGCTGAAGGTGTCCACCAACAAGGTTAACAATAGGGCCGATCAAAGCTTGTATCATCTAGCAAACTCCAAGATAGCAATAGCCATAGTGACGATAATAGCGATAGAAGCAAAACCACCTGTCATCATCTTCTCTAGTTTGTCAAAGCGTTGATTGTGTGCGTCTAACTGCATCTGAATCATCTCATAACGAATACTACATTCACGCTCATGAGCTTCTAACCGACTTAATGCTTGCTCTAGATCCGACATTATTATTCCTTACCGCTTTGATGATCTACAGTCACCTGCGCATTCAGTTTACCTATCTCTACTTCTATCTTGTTTAACTGCCTACGTAACTCGTGTATCTCTACGTTGCGCTCTTCCAGAGCCATGATCTTAGCGTTCTGTATAAGATCGTCTGGTAATGAACCACGTAGACCTAAAGGCCACTCACGAACAAACGCAGAGTTTTCCAGTATGTTCATGTTCTGTATTTCCTGACCGTGTTCAATAGAGATGATACGAGTGTCAAGAGTTACGTAAGCAGTAGTAGCCATAACGATGCCAGCACCAAGAGCAACTAAATTCCTTAGCGGTATAGCTACTCTGGTGTTGTCATCAATCTCAGGCATTACCAAGGCACACCGTCAGCAGTAACAGGGTTCTTCTCTGCTTCGATCTTAGCCGCTAGAGCCGCCTCAGTTGCCTCCTGATCGACTTCACCCCAGACCCAGCCCAAGACTACCTCTTCAGTTAAACTGTCGTAGGAGACAAATGAGGGGTCTGTAGGGTCATAAGTAAAGCCACAGGTGCCATAGGCAGAAGCAGAGTAGTCTCCGTCTACTTCAGATACACGCCAGTGTGCTACTACTACGCCACCGTCTGATAATTCTCTTTCCAATGTTGCGATTGTCCACGTAGCCATTGTTATGCTCCAAATACTGCGTTGCAGATAGCTTGTACGTTAGAAGGCTCTGATGACCAGTCGTCTCCAGAGTTGATAACGTGACGGTGATAAGACTGAGAAATGACAGCGCCATCCTCAACGATACGAGTAGCAGTACGTACTTGAACGACAGAGCCGTCCTCTGTAGCTACTACTTCGATTTTGTCTGCTGTTACTTCTTTAGTTAGTGACATTGTTGTCTCCTGTTAGTCCAGCCCCAGAGTCCACTGAGGCTATAGGGTTATGATGTTGTTTCGTATGTAGCCTCAAAGAACATTAAAGCGTTAGATCCAGTAAGCAGATCCGTATGAAGCCAATTATTTGAGTCTCCTTTACCTAGTCTTAGTGTGCTACTAATAGACCTTAAATGCACAGCACCGGCGACAAGTGAGTTATATCCTGTCGATCCAGCGCCAGCTTGAGAACTAGACGTAAAAGGCAGGCCACCTATCTCAACCACGCCGACAATGTTATGACTGCTTAAATCGGCAGAAATATGACCACGAACATTCACCATGTTACCTACTTTGGTGTACGTCGCGGCTGTTACTGTAACTGTAGCTGATCCTGAAGTTGTACCCACGAGCGTAGGAGTCCACGTCCCCTCTTCATAGTCATCCAGCTTGTTCTGTGACGCCACTCCGCCGAGGAATACTCCGCCTGACAGGTAGAGGTCTTTGAAGGCTGTTCCGTTTTCACCTAAGTTAATGTCGTTGTTATTGTTAGAGCCTGTATCGGTACATGGAACAATAGCATTCGTTTTAAACTTAACAGCTGAGGCTGAGCTACCAATAAATAACTTAGAGCCGCCGTCGTTGTTAGAACCAATACTACCGACTGTGGAGCCGTCTTTGGCGAAGGTTACTACGTCCCCGTCATTTGTATTTCTGTTGAAACGAGCGGCATAACTTGAGGCTTTTGAAAAGAACCCGTCACCTCCAGACCTAAAGCTAACACCAGTATTAGTATCTCCTGCGCCGGGGGCTGTATCAGTAGTGCCAATTAGCACGTTTTGGCTGGCATCTATGCGCATGGCTTCTGTGCCGTCAGTTTTAAAGACGTGCCTTCCGTGTCCTGCGCCAAGAGTGTCATACGTGGTGGTGTCGCCAACAGCAGTAGTTTGCGTAGTTGTGATTTTTAAACCACGAGTTGCGTTATTAGGATGTAGTAACAAGGCTCCGCTAGAGTCGATGCGCATGCGTTCTGA